GAATTAATTCTATATAACTATATAACATTTAGTGGTTTTCATTCATACCCGTTCCGCGACGGTTAAACTATATTTATATAGTTTATGAGCAATTAAATGATGCTTGTACTACCCAAATTTTTAATGTGGGTTCATTGAGACTTTATCATGACAAATCGTGTCATTTAAAATAGTCCCCGCTGTAAAATAGTATTAAATTCTTTTTTATTTTTTATTTTAACTTTTTTCGAATTATGAATACTATAATTAATAATGTTAATAGTATCATTCATATTTTCAATAATATCTAATAATGTATTTTTTAAATCATTCATTTCAAATATACCCCTTTTAATTATACATTCATTATTTTCATGTACTTTATCACCTACACAATTTACTAACCAACCATTTTTAGAGTGAAATATAAGTTCATTATTTGGGCTCCAATCTAACGTTAAAATAGGTAATCCTAAATAAAGTGCTTCATAAAATCCTAATCCAAGTCCTTCTTGTCCCCCCAAATGAATATAAATATCATTCTTTTTTATATTATTTAAATTATCTTGATAACTGTAATTATTAATATTTATTTTTATAAGTTCATGTTTAATATCATTTAACAAGGGTGGGATTTCTACTCCTTGTATATAAACATTTAAGTTTATAAAATCTATATTATTTTCTTGAATTATTTCTAAAAATACATGTAATAATTTATCAATATTTTTTCGTGAAATAGAATTTAAACCACCAACACATACAAAATTTAAAAAATTATCATTTTTTTTAGATTTTATAGGTAATTTAAAAACATCATGTTCTAAATGAAATCCTAAATAATGACATTTATCAGGTATAAGATTATTCATAATATGATAAGAATTATAATTATTCGTAAATATTTTATCGAATAAAAGATGATTCGATATTTCACTAATTTTAATACATTCAATATTAACTACAATATAAAGTTCAATTTTAAGTAATTTTAAAAAAGACATCATTTTAAAAATAGGTTCAAATGTCGCTTCAATAATAAGTATTTTTTTAATTTTATTAGACCATATAAAATGTATTAATTCATCTATTTGTATTTCTTCTCTATGATTATTTGAATAATATACATTTTCAAAATCCCATTCTTTTGATTCATTCTGAAGAAAGTTATTTGATTCATTTCCATGATAAGGTTTGAATGAAAAAATAAAGGGTTTTAAATGAATTTCTTTTAAACTATGATAATAACTTCTTGCCTGAATACCTAATCCTTGATCTGCCCAAGGTGCTATAATAGCAACATGTTCATTAATCAGGTTATATTTTGATTTTTCAAATTCAGGGATATATTCATTTAGTTTATAAATAATATCTTTTTCGTTTTTTTCTATTAAATCAATATTTTTATTTATTTTCTGTTTATTTTTACGAAAATATATTTTTTCTATATTTTCTTTCCATGAAAGGATATCATCATTTAAAATGATAGCATAATCTTTCATTAAATATTTTAGATTACCAGAATTTGTACTAATAACTTGTATTTGATTCATTTTACATTCATAAGCAACACGACAAAATGTTTCATCACATAAAGAAGGTATTAACATAATTTTTGTTTTTTTATAAATTTCTTTGATATCTTTTTTTTCTTCTAATAAAATATTTACATTATTTTTTTCATTACGATTATTAATTCGTTCTTTTAATTCACTTAAAGGAATATGATGGTCATATTCGGTATAAACCAATAATAAAGGAATTTTAATATCTAAATGTTCAATAAGTTCTTTTAATAAAAATCCACCTTTATTATGATGACAATTTACCATAGATACATATGTATCTTGAATATTATCTATATAATAATCATCTTTTAGAGATATAGTGGGTATTACATTTAATCTTTTTTGAAAGAATTTTTCAATTACATCATTTACAAATTCAGAAGCACTATAACAAAAACTATTTGTAGTAATTATTTTAAAACTATCATCTTGTTTTAAATCATCGTTTTTCATAATATTAATATTTGAATGGACTTGTGTAATAATATTATTCCAAAAACAAAATCCAGTAAAAAAAGGTATTTCAAATATATTTGCTAATTTCATGAATTCTAATCTTTTAATTCCTTGGTGGTTTATAAATAATGGATCTAATAAGTAAATAAGTTTACCAATTTCGAAATAATCAAATGGTATTTGAATAATTTTTAAATAATCAAGTTCAATATAATTAAATTCTTCAAATGGTTTATTGTTAAAACCATCACTAAAACAAATCATAAATGGTTGATAACCCATTTCAAAAAATAATTTATTTATATTAAGTAACCAGTTCTCACCTCCGCCAAAAGGAGGATAACCCCATTCACAAAGAGTAATAATATTTTTTTTATTTTTTTCTATATCTATTTTTATATTGGATTCAAATTCAAAATATTTTTTATTTATGTTTTCATTATTAATTATATAATGATTATAATATTTATGATAGTTTTCTAAATCTAAATAATTATTATTTATTTTATTAAAATAATTAAAATAAAGTTCATTTTTATTTTTATTATAATTAAACATTGATTTTTCGTCAAATAATTTTAATTTATATTTTTTTTCAATAAATTTATTAATATAATCAATATTACAAAAGCTTCCATTTATTTTTTTAAAAATATTTTTATTATCATCTATTTTTTCATTTTCATTTTCATATATATGTTCAATTTTATGATGATTTAATATTTTTTTATCTTGATTTTTAATATTTTGAATATTTTGAATATTTTTTTTTTTCAAATAATCCTCTAAAATATAATATGTATCATTATTTTCAATATAAACTTCTTTTATATCATTATTCCAATGAATAATACATATATTGTCTATTTTTTCTATTTTACCATTACTATTTTTTTTATATGATATTATATTATCATCAATTAAATAACACTCTTCGTGATTATTATTCTTTATTAAATTAATTTTTTCTAATTTAAAAAAAATATTTTTTAAAAGTCGTGTATCAATATATATATTATTTTTTTTTTCAAAGTTATCTTTATCATCCCACAATGACCATTTTATAATTATATGATTATTATTATTTTCAAAATATCCATATTCATTTTGAATATTTTTTCTTTGAATACTATTATTATTATTATTAATAATACATATATCATTCCATTCTTTATGAATAAAATAATACTCCATAAAAAGAGTTATAATTTTTTATCTATTTTTTAGCAAATTTAAATATTAATTATATCTTCAAATTCAATTGCCATTTTTTCATGAGGATGTTCCCAATTTTGTTTATCATATGGATAATAAGTTATATCTTCTAATGTTGATGCGTTTGTATTATATACAGCTTTATATGTATTATGGTCTTTATCTTGATAAATATAATTATCTAAATCAGGATTCGCACGAATATTATCATTTTTCTCTCTTATTTTTATTTTTTGAAACCCCATATTATCTAAATATGCATTAACTTCTTCAGGATGTTTTTTTTGGTAAATATGTATTTTTTCATGTATTAGTGTTTTTTCTAATTTATTCATTGAATAATAATTCATTTTTTCTCTACTTAATAAAATAATATGATTTCGTGTATGAGGTAATCCATTTTCATATTTATTATTACAAATAAGACCAATAACCCAAGGTATTTGATTTAATTTTTTAATATTAATATTTTTATAATAATTATTTTGTATATTATTTATTTTTTGAGTAATATTACGAATTGCTTGTTTTATTTTATCTTGTTCGTCATTATTAAAATTACAAGTACATTTTTTTATTATTGCTTTATATTCATCTATTGAACTTACATTTCTTACTTCTAAATCTTTTTTGAAAAATTTATCAAAATAATCATCATTGTTATTTAATAAAATTTGACTGGTTTTTTCTTTATTTAAAAAACGAATAGCTACTTTATGTTCATAATGTTCATAATGTTCATAATGTTCATTTTTAATTAAAAATCTATTTAAAATATAAAATAATAATAAAAAAATAATAATCAAAATTAATAAACTTATATTCATTCTGGTTTACTAAAAGAAAATAATTTAGAAAGCACTTAATATAGAATTTACATCTTCAGGAAATGGTTTAATCTCAGTAGAATACATAGTTTGAATATATTTAAGAATATTTTTCTCTTTACGTGTACAAAAGTTTAATGCAACTCCTTTACGTCCATAACGACCACTACGTCCAATACGATGAATATATGTTTGTGGGTACTTAGGCATATCAAAATTAATTACTAAACTTACTTGTTGAATATCAATACCACGTGCTAAAATATCAGTTGTAATTAATATACGAACAAGACCACTTCTAAAATCACTCATAATCATTTCACGTTCTTTCTGCATCATATCTCCATGCAAAACATTTACAGAAAAATCTTGTTGACCAAGAATTTCTTTTAATTGATCAGATTTTGTTTTTGTATTACAATAAATAATTCCTTGACCTACATTTATAAATTGATAAATATCAATAATCGCATCAATTTTGTATTGTTCATCTAATTCAATATAATATTGTGCAATACCATCTAATGTAATCTGGTCATCTTTAATTAAAATACTCGTAAAATCTGGTTTTAATAAAACCTCAAATAGACTTTCCATATCTTGAGGAATTGTTGCACTTACTAATACAACTTGTCCCTCTTTGGGTAATGCATTGAAAATTCTCTTGACTTGTTTTCTAAATCCAATTGACAATACATCATCTGCCTCATCAACAACAATCATCTTAAGATGTTCATTTTTAATTAAACCTTTCTGAATTAAATCACATAAACGTCCAGGTGTACCAATAATAACATGTTCATTTACTTCATTTGGCATAAATTTATTCTGCATATCCCCTCCAATACATAATTTATGACTAATATTGCTATATTGAGATAATTTTTTAATTACTTTTGATGTTTGATCGGCCAATTCACGTGTATTACAAATCACAATAGCCTGAGGAGACTTTAATTCTTCGTCAATTCTATTTAACATACCAATTGAAAAAGTACCTGTTTTACCAGTTCCTGAATGTGATTGAATTACAATATCACGTCCTTCAATCAAAGGTTTAATCGCAATACGTTGAATAGGGGATGGGCGTTCAAAACCATAACTATAAATACCTTTTAATATATTATCCTTAATACCAATTTCTGGATCGTCAAATTTATCATAATATTTAAGCGGATGATTTACTACATATGTATTAAAACCTTCAGATTCTTTCTCTTGTTCTTGTTCTTGTTCTTGTTCTTGTTCTTGTTCTTGTTCTTGTTCTTTTTTATTTAATTCTTGATTAATTACTTCATTTTTTTTTAAGATTGGATTTGTTTCTTTAAAACTCGACATTATATAATAATTAATACATTATTCTTATATCAAAAAATAGATTTATTTTTAAAAAGAATTATTAATAGTTGAACTTAAAATATACTAAAAATAAAGAATAAAGAATTTAGAATTTATAATTTAGAATTTAGAATTTAGAATTTAGAATTTTATAAAAACGATCTTTTTTTAATTACATGAATTGTAATCAAAATAATATACATAAAAAGATTTAACCACAAACATCATATTGATATAAGGGTTTCGTAAAGTTTCCACATACATTTGCTACTCGAGGACATGGTTCTTGTTTTTCATAAGGATTCATATCATTTATTTTAGGTTGAACAACAGATGGACGATGATTGTCTTTAAATACAATACGCGTACTTGTCAAATATTCACCTGGGAAAGTTACTTGTGCTTGAGGGTCAAATAATAATGGGTTAAAGCGGTTAATTCCAGTTCCTCTTAAGTTAGAATTAGGGTTACTTAAACGGGTATCTTCGGTTTCAAAAAAACAATTTTCGAAATTCGTTAAATTATTATCATTTGGGCGGTTCCAATCATTTCTTAAATTACCATCTTTATTATTGCATTTTTCCACTACGCCTGCACCACAAGGTTCACCTTGATTAGAGCAATTATCAGGACTACAATTTGGGTCATATTTATTTGAGGGACATGAAGAAGCTTGTCTATTTAAATTTAATAAATCAGACTCAACATCTACAGGTCCTGCGTAAAAACGCCAATCTACATGAGAGTTCCATGAATCACCACCTTTTTGGTTAATAACACGAGGATTATCATTCCAACACATTTTACATTGTTTCGGAGTAGCTGTCATGTAGTTTCCTGGACCGCAACTTTCTTTGTTATATTTTTTGACTTCACAATTATCATATTTAAGTCTATTGAAACTCATATATATTTACTATAGATTTTATTTGTAAGAAAATTTTTTAATAAAATATTTAATTTTAATTTAATTTCATTTCATTTCAATTTAATTAATTATTTATTAAAATTAAATAATTCAAATAAAAATATTTCTATATATTAATTATAAATGAGTTCCAATCGATTAATTTACGATTCTTGTGCTTATCAAAAAGAACTACAACAATCTACTGACCCACTTAAATATGCTTTATATACAGGAAAATTTGAAAATTCAGCAAAATGCAGAATTGAATTCGGACAAGTTGGTGGAAATGGTGTTTCATTATTTAATGGTAACTTAGTTGATTTAGAAAGTGATTTAAGAGGTCAAACACGACAAGCTTCTATTTGTCCTTGTTCTAAATACAGTCCTAAATGCAATAATTCCAAATGTAATAATAAAGGTAAAGGTATTCCTTGCTCCAGCCCTAATTGTCAAGTTCCTTTAAAACATCAACCTTCGTGTCAAATGATAAATTATCCTAAAGTACCCATGCCATCTCAACCTATGGATCCTTCATGTGATTATTCTAAATACCAATAATTTATTTCTTAACAAAATTGAAAACTAAATAATAACTAATAGAATTTTTTTGAGGACATTTTTTATGAAAACCATGTTGACTACTAATAAGTACATCGCCTGACTCACCATAAAAAAATTTAATTTGGTTATTAAGAAATTTTTTATTCTTTGTTGTATTTTCTATAAAACTAAGAGGACCTTCTTCCATTTCTTTTACATCACATAAATATATAGAAAACTTTATATTTTCTTCATGACTATCATAATGATAATTTTGTGGATTTTGAACATTATTATTCATTTGTAGATTAATACGATCACACTTCCATTCTTTTTGTGTTAATTTAAATAAAATTGCACTCATTACTTTTATATCAAAATATTCTAAAATATTGGGTATAAGTTTTTGAATATTATAAAAATCAATCATACCTATGTCACATATGCGGTCATGTGTTCCTTTATTATCAATAACTGGTAAGTAATAATATTGTTGTTTATGAAAAGAATTTAATGTATTAAATGTATTATTCACATAAAAATAATCCGTTTTTGAATCCTCTCTTTTATTAAGATGAGATTGAATATGATGTTCTTGATAAAATTGTATAAATTCATGAAGTAATTTATGACAATTTTCTTTTGTATAAACAGATTTTAGAAAAACATAACCTTTTTCTAAAAAATCATTCATAAGATATATATAAGTCATCTTCTTAAATTATTTTTTAAATCCGCAAGATTTTAAATAATCAATATTATTTACTACAACACGAGATGACATTCCTCCACGTACCCAGTATTCAGGAATAATATGTTTAGGATTTTGTATATTTTCTGCTAAACTGGGTACCAGTGGTATAAATGTATCAGCACTATAAGATGATGTAATATTATTAGATTTTTTAGTACGGGTATCAATGCCAAAATTAAGTTTTGAATTAACATCCGTATATTCCATGACACCAGCACCACGTCCCATATAAGGAGAACCAGGAAATACTCTTGTATCTAATTCTTTTTTTGTTTTTTTAATCATTTTACGATTACGTAATCTTGTTGAATTTTTCATAGAATTATTATTATTATTAGCACTCATTTGCATATTAAGACCATGGTTATCTAAGAAATTAGAATTTGTGTCATTTAATAAAGAAAATTGATGTGCATACATTTTTTCATTATTTTTATTTAAATATTTATTTATACAACTATCATTGTGAATATTCGTATTCATATTAAATTGAAATGAGTTATCCATTATTATTACAAAGAAAAAAAATAAATAATAAAATATTTTATATTAATAATTTTATTCCTTTAATATATGAATTATTATGTAAATTATCCGTTTGGTATAACAAAAGTACTTCAAGATAAATTAAATAATTTATCTAATAATCAATCAAATATTAATAATGCAGATTTTATTTATACACGACTTCAAAATAATACTTATAAAAATAAATTACCAAGTAGTAAAATTTCTTATTACAAAAACGCAAATTATGTGAATAATTTTATAGACTCAAATGGAAAATTATGTATAACAGCAGATAATTGTTTAGCAAATAAATATAATTTTGTGGATTTGGTAAATAAAAATTTAGGTCAAAAAAAATATATTCCTAAAAGTTATGCATTTGAAAGAAATTCAAATCATTCATTAAATCAATTTAAACAATTTAATTATTCTAAACAAAAATATATTTTAAAACCAGAAAATGATTTTTCAAGAGGAGGAGTTACAGTCATTCATCAATATTCAGATATTATTAATTGGTTAAATCAATATAAGAAACATCAAAAATGGGTTTTACAAGAGTATGTTATTCATCCTTTATTAATTGATAATAAAAAGTTTCATTTTAGAAATTATATTTTAATGATAAAAAGACCATATTCAGAAAAATTAGAATTATATATGTACAATAAATATTTTGTTTTAACTGCCCCTATAACATATAATTTAAATGATAAAGATTTGAAGGGACATTTAACAGGAGCTAAATATTGTGATGTGCGTTTGGTAACTGATGATCTTATGAAACAAAATAACATTGATTTTTCAAAAATAAAAAAACAATTAATTGAAATAACAAGAGATTTAGGATATTTAGGTCAAAAAGAATTATTTCATATATATGATAATCAAACCAATTATCATTTGTTTGCATGTGATATTATTTGTGATACAAACTATCAATGTTATTTATTAGAAGTAAATAATGGAGGAATAGGAACAGAAATGAATGATTTAGAAAGTAAAATGTGCCCAAATGGTGGTAGCCTCCATGATACTCAAACAATTAAAAAATTGTTTGAGGATATAATAGATATTGTATTAAAAAAAAATACAAATGATGATTTTATAGAATTAAAAACAAGTCAAGAAATACAAATGGAACACTTTTCAAATTCAAATTCAAATATAAATATAAATTTACCTGTAAATGTAAATAAAAATAATGTTTATATTTATTTATTCATTATTATAATTTTACTTTTTTGTTTTTATTATTTTGTAATGAAAAAAAGAAAATATAAATAAATTAATACTTCACATTCAATTCTTTTGTTACATTTGTATTATCAATATAAGGTACAGCATCCATTTGAGGAGCACAATAAATAGATGTTTCTTTACATGTTGGACCAGTAGCATATAACCACTTGGCGAATGATGTTTGTTCATTAGGTATTGTTGTAGAGGGCATCTGATAATATTGGCGTTGACTGTTGGATTTACCGTATAAATCTCCAACATCTCGATACAAATCATAATTAAATTTTTCTTCTACTTTATCTTGTATATCTTCATCATTCCATGTTTTAGGTGCTTGTTCTTTTGTTTTATCATCTGTAATTAAATTAATATTCATCATTGGATTATTAACTGTTGGTTTAATATTTACAGGTTCTTCTTTGAGTGATTTTTGAATTTTATTGAAATTACTATTTTCATATGAATTTAAATACAATTCTATATTTTGAAGTTGATATTTATAAATAAAATATGTTAATAAACCAATAATTAATATTATATATAAATATTCAATGGTTCCAGTAAATAAATAAAGAGATAATCCCAAATAAATACCAAGACGCATAATTGCATTCAATTTTTCAATGGTAGTCATTTGTGCGTTAGGAATAAATTGTGGTATATTATCACCAATAAATAATATTTTATAATCTTCTGTCCAAAATACATCACCATATAATTTTGATTTTTGAACAAAACTTTGTTTAAGTTCTATGTCTTTTGTATCAGGTTCTAACCCACTTATTTTTTGATTAATAATAGACATAATTCTATTATTAACTTATAAAAAAAAATATTTTTTTTACTTTACTTTATTATTTTCTTATTTACCTTTACTAAAGATATCAGCAAATTTATCCATATCAAAATTCATATTTTTCATTAAATTAATAGGATCTAAACCAGTTCCTGATAATTTACCCATAATGTTTTGTGCTTCATTAACCAAATCATTTTCATTTGAACCAGAATTCTTAAAAGCACCTTGTACCTCTTTCATAACTATATCCATAAGACCTCCAATAGAACTTAAACCTTCTTCTGGGTTCGTCAATGAAGATAATAGTTTAGTAGGATCTGATAAAATAGGATAATCTTCTAAGTTAATTTTTTCACTAATACTTTTAGCCATTTGTGCTATTTTAGTGTCTTCAATACCCTTTATAAAATCAGCACCAATATTGGGTTCATTCTTATTTTTCTTGTTTTTTGTTTTATTTTTTGAATTTTCATTTTTAGCCTCCATCTCTTTTTCGTATTCCTCTGCTTCTAAACGTTCATTATCTAAATTACCAATTAATGAATCAATATTTTCTATAACAATATTCATTTTGTTATAATTCTTATTGTTTTGAAAATTTTCATTTATAAATTCTATGTAATTATCATGAAAACTAAAAATATTATCATCCTCGTATATTAAAAGTTTAAAAATATCTACAATCATTCCAAAAAGCTCATTGATTGTCTCATTTTTAATATTATCTAATATTAATTTTAATGGTGTTTTATTTCCAATTTTTGTAATCTTATTTTTCTTTACTTTACCACTTTTCGTAATTTGTTGTTCCTTTTGATAAATAAAAAAATCACTATTTCTATCTTTAATTTGTTCAAAACAATATAAATAATTATCCGATAAAGTAATTAAACAAGCATAATGATTTGTTTCTAATTTATTATTTAAATATTGAATATCATGTTTAATTGACTTTGATAAAGTTTCATGATTTTCAAAAATAGTTAAACATCTTTTCATATAATCTAAATATTTTGTATTAATAGCTGAAATAAGTTGTTCAAATGTTAGTTCTAATACTTCTTCATCATCATTTTCGTCTGATGAAATTTTTTTATTTTTTTGATTTTTTTCATTTTCATTCATTTCTTCTAAACACTGTTCTAATTTTTGGTCGAGGTCATCTTCAAAAGCAGACATTATTATAAATATTATATTTAAATATAGTTTTAAATACGCAAATAATTTTTTTTATATTATTAAATAATATAATGAATAATATAAAAAAAATTTCTAAAGAAAAAAAAAGCAAAAAAATAAATAAAATAAATAAAATAAATAAAATAAATAAAACACTAAATAAAAAAAATAAAAAAATAAATAATAACATTAATAATGAAATGTCTAATGAAATGTCTAATAAAATAGAAAATAATATTAAGAGTGAGAATAAAATTATTAAAGATGCAAATAAAAAATTCTTAACTTATTTCAAAAATAATATAAAAAATAATTTATCACTAAATAATTATAAAAAAGAGATAAATGAATATCAAAATTCATTTGATTCAATATTAGAATTTTCAAAAAATGTATCAATAATAAAAAAAAAATCAATTAATTGTATTATTTATCATGCTGAAAATAGTGATGGTATCATGAGTGCATATATTGCACTTCAATATTTAAAGGAACAAGGACAAAAAGATATTACAATTATTCCTGCCAAACCCTCTTCTGGATTTGGTCAAGTAAATAAACGTTTATTTAAATATAATAATAACATGAAAGATAAAAATATTCTTATATTAGATTTACAATACAATCAAGCTAATTTAGAACATATTCAATCATTAGCAAAGAATGTTTATATAATTGATGATCATGAAATTGCTAAAAAAAATAATAAGAATAAAAATAAAATAGAACATTTCATTGGAGATAATTCTCATGCATGTATTGCTTATACATGGAAATTTTTTAATCCAAAAAAAGAAGTTCCACTTTATGTACAAATCATAGACAATGATGATAGAAAACTACAACTACCATTTTTAAGTCAATATCGAAAAATAAGTTCATTTTATAATTATCGAATTTTTCATAGTCCTTATTTAACTATTCAATTTGACAAAATGGAAGATTTTGATTATTTAGATAATGTTACTAAAAATGAATTTAATTTACTTATTAATATGATTGGACATTATTATGAAGAACTTTCTAATAATATTAAAGATCAAGTAGCAAGAAATGCTCGAAAAGAAACATTTCAAGGACATCCTGTTTACGTACTTAATTATAATGATCCAGTATTATCTCGTATGGTAGGGAGACAAATGCTTACAAATGCTCAAAAAAGAGGAGAACATATTGATTTTGCTGTATTATGGGGTTATGAATACACAAATAGATTTTATAGAGTTCAATTAGTTGAATTTCATGGTGGAAAACCCAAATATAATTTACCTCAAATTGCAAAAACATTAGGAGATATTGGTAGAACAGGTAAAGGTGGTGGAGGAGCATCTTATGTAGGTAATTTTTATTGGCCACATTCAAAAGATAAAGACATTTGGGATTTATTTTCAAAAAATTATTTAAAAAATAAAATGAATTAAAAGAATTTATTTATTTATTTATTTATTTTGATTATTTATTTATATATTTTGATTATTTATTTACATTTTCAACAATGTATTTTTCAATAAGCAAAATAAATGTTTTAAAATATTTCCAAACAACAACTTTATTATCATCGTTCATTTGATTTAACCATAAATCCTTTAAATTATCACGCATATTTAGTCCATTTTTATCTTTAATTTCAACTTGACCACCTCCCTCTAAAAAAAAATTATCATCTTGAGACATAATTCTTTTTTTATGTGGATAAATAAATTGAATAAAATAATCTACAATTAATTGAGAATTAATAGATCTTAATAAATTGTATTTTTCTCTAAAAATCATAAAGTCTTTATTGTTTGGAAATGTAGAATCTAATTCATCAATAAAATTTGAAATTTGTCCTATAATAATATTTTTTACACTCATTATATATACTTATTTCTTTTATTTATTTTTTAAGTACTTTTTAAAATATTTTAAAATATGTTAACATTTTTTTTAATTTTAAATAAATTATGAAATACGTTGAACCGGGGATGCAACATCATTTGTTCGATTACTCATAAATTGTTCATATTGTACGTCCATATCTGATTTTTTAGGACCAGAAGAACTAGAGCTACCTGATTCATAATTACTCTCATCTGGAGTAATAATTTTTTCTTCATCACTAATAAAACTATATGCTTTTTTTATTGTTTCAGGATTTTCTAAATATGAAAATCCATCGGAATAACCACTCATAGTGCATGGATCCCAATCTTGAATTTCATTAGAAGCTACATTTTTTTTATGGGTATTATTAAACCATTCAAAAATTTTAGAACCAACTAATAAGCTGGGTTTATTATTTTCATTTACAATAAGGGAAGGAACAGATTTTACATAAGGAGGAAGCTTAATATTAGGATTATCTACATTTACTTTTGTTACTGTTTTATTTAAATTTTCATCTTTATGAAGCATTGTTAAAAATTCTTTACAATGTAAACATTTATTACTATAGAATAAAACATGGTTATTTTGGTTATTTTGGCTCATATTGATTAATGATAAAAATGTATTTTTATAATAACGCATTCTATTTTTTTTAAAAAAAAAAATAATTGAAAATAATCTATATAAAAAAAAATTACTAAAATATAAGTATGACTACAATTAAAAATTATAAGTATCAAAATAATTCTATAAGTTTTGAAATTAATAATGAAAAAGAAAATATTAAAATTAGTTTTGTAAATGCATTGCGTAGAGTTCTCGTTAGTCATTTAAAATGCTATACTATTAATTGCGAAGAAACAAAATTCATAGAAAATAATTCTATATTTAATAATGAATTTCTAAAAGCAAGATTATGTTTAATTCCAATCATTTCAGATAAAAAAAATGTAAATTATAATCAACTCATGATTTCATGTAAAGTAAATAATAATAATGAACAAATAAAAAGTGTTTATATGAAAGATTTTGAGATAAAAAATTATTTGGATGGTACAGTTTATAAAATTGAAGATTTTTGTATATATCCTGATTTATTATTTACAAAAATACAAGAAAATCAAGAAATATATTTCGAAGGTCATTTAAAATATAGTGACGCATTTGACGGAGGGTCTTCGCATAGTACTGTTGCAGGTTGTGTATGTACATTCAAAAATACAAATGAATCAAAGGATAAAGATGTTTTAGATAATCAAAGAGATTATGATTTAAATAAAAACGGCGAACCTAATATTTATGAATTTTCATTTGAAAATATTGGTTTTTATAAATCAGAAAATCTTATTCATAGTGCTTTTGAGGTACTTATTGAAAAAGTTCAACAACTTAGAAGTAAATTTCAAAATTATACATATGAAAATGAATATTATTTATTTGATATAAATGATGAAAATGATACAATAGGTAATTTATTTTCATCATATTTATTGGATGAATCTTCTATTTTATATAGTGGTTATATATTTGAACATCCCCTTAAAAATAATATTATTTTTAAAATTAAAACTGATAAAAAGAAAGAAGATTTATTAAAAATAATGAATAATAATATTGATAAAATAATTAAATTACTTAAAGATGTAGAAAAACAATTTAAGTAATTAACTCTCATTCTTTTTTCTATTTTTGACAATATAATATGTCATAATAAATGAAGTTAATAAAAGCATAGGTAAACTACCAATAAATTTTATTAAAGAAATAACGATAAATAAAATAATAAAAATAGCAATAAATGTACTAATAAATTGATTTGTACTAACATCTTTTTTTAATTGTTCGAAATCCATATATTATAAATTACTATTTTAAATTTAAATAAAAATATAATTTTATAATTTAAAAGTAAATGAATTATATCTCACATTTTTATAATTCACTATTTAATAAATATTATCAAAATATTTATGAAACATTTCTAACTGATAAAGAAAATCAAAATATTTTAATCGTTAATCAAAATTATTACAATCCATTGAATGATTTTAGTCATCATTTAAAAAAATATAAGTTAAATCTATATATTGTATCTCATTCACAAGAAACAAATGAACAAATAAAGAATGAAATAAAAGATGAGGAATGTTCAAAATATGTACATATTGATATTTATAGTATTGATAAAATACTAAATCAATATGATAATATTAATTTTGATAAAATTATTTTATTTCATATTCGTAGTTTGGATTATTTAGAAAATTTACTTCAATTCGTATCTTATTATAATTCACCTATACATATTTATATATCATTATCAAAAAAATCAACAACAGATATTAAAAATAATTTTAGATCCCTTTTAAAAAATATAAATTCAATTGAATTGGGTTTTGTATTTTCTTATTCTGATTTAATAGAAATAATAGAAAATCATTCTTTATATGATTTAATATCCATTCAAACATTAGAAGATAGTTATTATGCAATTTATGGATCTCATAAAAATTATAAAATTATATTAAACCCAAAATCTTAATATTTATCAAGAATTATTAAGAATATACTTATTTTATTTACTAAATGATTTTATTATTTTATCAAATAAATACATGAAAGGTGTTTTTATTTTTTCATTTTTATAATAGTTTTTATTATTAGCAAATGTTCTTATTTCGAAAAATTGACAATAAATAATATAAAATATAAATAAAAATATAAATAAAAATATGAATGCATATATATCTTTTTTAACTATCTTGCTTTTTCTTAATAAGTAAATGGGTATTACTTTAATACTAACCATTACTAATAAAAATAAAAATGCTTTATAATAATTTTCATATATTAAAAATATAAATAACATTATTGCATTAACAATCAAAGCTAAAATTAATCCAAAATATGGATTGTAATCTATAAATTTAAAATAATATAGTAAAAACCACAAAAATAACCAATATGAAAAAATAACCAATATGAAAAAATTGAATCTACTCTTTTTATAAGAATCATATAATAATAAAATATATAATTATAAATGTACTTAAAGAAATATTAATATACTAAAATAGTCCTCCCAGATCATTAAAAATCGCAAAAATCGCAAGTTATAATGTATATAACAAGGTCATTTTGTGACTTCTTTTAAAGGATAGATCACATCCTGGTTATACCTCATTATAAAGTATTTTTTATAAGAA